ATTATAAATTATTAATAGAAGAATATAAGAACGACATTCTTTTGTCACTCAGAATGGGAGTGCTGAAAGTGGATGAGTTAAAGTATCTGCTACAGCACTTCAAGGATGAGGAGAACTATGAGGCTTGTCAAGGACTATCGAATGCTTACGTTCTATTTAAACAAGAGTTAGATGAATACTGATTTTGATATATTAAGAGACATTACAAAAGAGGTTTGCAAGGCAGACCCAATGAAAAAAACAAGACAAAGGGAGGTTGTATATGCACGAATGATTATGTATAAAGTCCTGCATAGTTTCCATAAACATACTTACACCAGAATAGGCAGGATGTTCGGAAAGAATCACGCCACCGTATTACATAGCATTAACCAGTTCGATAATATGGTTAGAAACGATGACTGGTTAAACAATAGATTCCACTGCGTTCTTAGTGAATACACAAAAGAGATTAGTTTACAGAACGAAGCTATTGCAGATGTGTATCTAAAGAATAAAATACTTGAATCTAAACTGAAGGCGCAAAAAAGAATTATAAGACAGTGTAAGGAGATATCTGATGTTATTAATGGCGTACCTGAAGATAAGATAGAACAGATAACTCAAAAGCTCCGTATGCTTGTGGAGGTCGCTAAGAAAGAGATAAAGCCTCGTAATCAACAGACAGTAGTTTATAACTCTAATATAGTAACACACGAATGATGAGAAGGAAAACGAAAGCTGAAATAGATAAGGATATTAAGTTCATTCCTATTCCTGAATGGCGCAATACTTATCAATATCATAGAACTAATAAACGTGCTACATACGTTGACTTAAATAAGAAGAGATGAAACAAAAGAAACTAACTCAGGCTCAAAGAATATCTCAACTTGAGAAGGCAGTGACCAGAATGTACATTATGATTCAGGCTATAATGGAGAAGCTACCTAAAGAAGAAAACACCGAAGAGAAAAAGTAGTTACTTTAATTAAAGATGGTGTATGTCTGAAGAGCAAGAGTTTAAGAAACAGGGAGTTATCAGCGCCAAAACACAAAAGTGGTTAGCTGAGAAGAAACGTAAAGAAGCTGAGGCGAAAGCCAAACCCAAACCAGCTCCAAAGAAACCAGAGCCCAAAACAAACCAACCCACTATCGTAAAAGAAGAGCACGTTAAGTATTCCGATGGGCGCAGAAATAACGGAGCGGTCAAAGGGATATCAAGAGGGCAAGGGCGTAAGCCAAAAGCGAAAGAAGAGGAGATAAAGAACTTCGCTCTTGGTTCAATGAAACGTGCCTTTGGTAGTGAGAAGAAAGCGTGGGAAGCACTTGCGAATATGAGTAAAGATTCCTTCCCACACTTACGCCTACTGTGGGAGTACAAGTACGGTAAACCGAAAGAACAAAAAGATTTGAATGTAAAACAGGAAGTGAACATTCCTGTAATATCATTCTTAGACCCAGAGAAAACTATTGATATTGACGCTGAAATACAAGACGATGGCAAAAAAGATAAAGAATAGTTATTCTCCGTTCTTTAATAGTAGAAGTGAAAAGGAGTTTGATTGTGTTGAATATGAGATAGGTAGAGAGAGATGCGAGAAACAGTGTTCATTCTGTAGCGTTATACCTATCACTTAGTAATGAAGAATGTTAACCTTAATCCAAAGTATCATTCGTTATTCAAGTCTCAATCCAGATACCATATCTGTACTGGTGGGCGAGGTAGCGGAAAGTCTTTTGCGGTAAATACATTCTTAGTATTACTAACTTACGAAAAAGGGCATAAGATACTTTTTACTCGATATACGATGACTTCAGCAAGTATGTCGATTATACCAGAGTTTCTGGAGAAGTTAGACCTTATGGGTATTGGCGGTAACTTTACTGTCACAAAGACTGAAATCATAAACAATCTTACAGGGAGTAGTATATTCTTCAGTGGTATCAAAACCGCCAGTGGAGACCAAACTGCAAAGCTAAAGTCCATTCAGGGTGTTACTACATTTGTATTGGATGAGGCGGAGGAGCTTACAGACGAAGAATCGTTTGATAAGATAGATTACTCTGTAAGGGCGATGGGTACGCAGAACAGATGTATCTTAATTCTAAACCCTACTACAAAGGAGCACTGGATATATCAGAGGTTCTTTCAGAACAGAGGTATTCCTGATGGGCACAACGGAGAGAAGGAGAATGTGAATTATGTACACACTACATACTTAGATAATAAGAAACACTTGTCTGAATCATTTGTGGCGCAAGTAGAGGATATGAGAACCAGACGACCAGATAAATATAAGCACCAGATATTAGGTGGCTGGTTAGATAGAGCTGAAGGAGTTATCTTTACTCATTGGCGCATTGGAGAGTTCGACAACAATCAGGACACAATCTTTGGACTCGACTTTGGATTTTCCACAGACCCCTCAGTTTTAACTGAGATTGCAATAGACAAGACACGCAAAATAATATGGATTAGAGAGCACTTCTACAAAGCAGGTATGTCCACCTCCAACATATTCGAGATGTGCCGTAGAATCGCAGGAAAACAGCTTATAGTGTGCGATAACAGTGAACCTCGACTGATAAGTGAATTGAAGACTAAAGGACTCAATATAACTCCAACAATAAAGAAGAAGGGTAGTATATTGACAGGAATCGCTCTAATGCAAGACTACGACATTGTAGTGGACAAAGAATCTATCAATACAATTAAGGAGTTCAATAATTATGCTTGGAAGCTAAAGGGTAGTATTCCACAGGATAATTGGAATCACAGTATTGACGGAAGTCGGTACGCAATTCAATACCTACTTACTCGCTCTGTTCCGAAGGGGATGTATATATTGCGTTAGAAGTTCTTTTTGTAGTTACTTCTTTCTACTTGCATCTTGTAGTATTCAAATCCCCTCATACCAGCTATATGTGAATCTGTAGGCACAAAGTACTTCCATCCTTTACTCATACCTTTATTTATATAGTAAAAGAAGAATGCAGCTAATTTACCTGTATTCTTTTCAAATATAACTGTTGCTGTAAAATCTGAAGTTGGTATAACCTCTTTTATTGAGAATGACTCTTTGTTAAAGTTACCTTCTCTGTCTTTCCTTGAGAATCTCGACTCTACTTCTTTTGCAAACGAGTCAAGTTCTTTAGCTATCGCTTTGTTCATTTTCTATTTCCTTTTGTAAATTAGCAAGAGCTCTCCACGCTACTTTAGTTGAGTGGCGCACTCCATCTGTATCTATTGTACCAGCCTCAAGTAAGTGGCGAGTTAGTGCATCTAATTCATCGCCAGATTTACTTCTATCCCAGTGCAGAGGTTTATCTGGATTGTGTTGCTGATTTCCCATATAAGAACATTGAGCTACTTCTCTTATCGCATCAGGGAAATAATTAAGCACTCCACTGTAAACAGGTGTTTGCTTTCTTGTGAATTCAATAGGGGTCTCTGTAAATTCAATAGGGGTCGTTTCTTTTTCTTTCGCATACTCTATCGCCTCATCAAAATAGTCTCCTGTGAATTTAACACCCCCTGTATTGTTTTGTTCCATTTGTATGAATTTAATAGGTACAAAAAAAATACCCTATCTTTCGACAGGGTATCTTCAACTTTATTAATACAATTTTTATGAATAAACTATTAAGTTTGTTTTACAAATATAGTACAATTTCTTAACATTACCATAACATTGGGAAATAAATTTCTGTCTATGTTTGCAGTGTAACAATTTTAAATATAAATAATATGGAACACAAATGGATATATATAAATGAGATAACTACGCTCCACGCAAATGATGACGGCGTATGCTTATCCAACGAGTATAACTCAATTACGATTGACCCCTATACTCTGGTGGATTGGTTGCCAAATATAATTGAAGTAGCTTTCAAAGAGAAAGAGAAACGAGACAAAGAGAAGATTGAAGAACTTAAAAATATAGTAAATGAGACAATATAGTTTAGAATATATAAAGATGATATCCGTTGATATTATTTCAGATGATGAATGGGTAAACGATTCACAAACTATGGCAGAACACAGAGGTATTGTCTCTGGTTTAAATAGACTTATTAATCACTTAACAGAATTAGAAAATGAAACAATTTAAAGTAAACATTCCAAGTCTGGCAAATACCTCCGCAGTATTTAACGCCATCGACAAAGTAGAGTTATTAAAACTAATTTGTCAGAAGTATAATGTGGATATTCAGAAACACAGGGTGTTCATCCGTGAGGTACAGGATAATCATACACAGGTGCAAGGATAATCATTGTATAATAATAATAAGAATAATAAATATAATAGATATGAGAACAAATGAGGAAATAATGAAGTTAGATTTTGAACACTTAGGCGAATGGGCAGAGGCTCATTCCGTATGGCTCGAAACTCAATTCAAATATAAAGATATATTTTATATCGCTCGTGGTATTTATCACGAAGGTAGTTATGGGATTGAAGATATCGAGATACTCGGAGAAGGTTATCAGGAAATTGACTACGATGAAGATGTTTATGATATTGGCGAGTTACTTCTGGCTGGAATTAATTACGATGCAAATATAAAATGTGAAACTGATTTGCGTTATCTTTAAATTTTATCTGGCGAAAATTATATGCAAACAATAGTAAATTCAATACCCTGTTGAGTTGTGTACCCTATGAATTCAATATATAATAGATTCAATCGGTGCGCAATTCAATGGGAATAATGAACTGACCTAATCGCATACTATTTAGATTAGTTCTAAATTGTATAAATGTTTGGATATGTTGTAAAATTGTCGTATATAACGCGCTCCCGTTCATATAGTATATAAGAATGAGCGCATTATTTAGAATGAGTATAAACTAAAAAAAATGTTTGTTTTTGTTTGGTTTATTAACATTATTGTGTATATTTGTAGTGTAATTAATTGTAAAACATAAAACATAATAAAATGAAAAAAGTAAATAACAACATAATTGACAAAGTAGTATTTTGGACAATAGTGGGGATTTTCGTTCCTATGATTCTGGGCGGTATTTTTACCATCATCAAAAACATTGATTTAGTTTCATTTAATTTTTAATAAGATGAAAGAACAAGAAAATCAAAACATTGAAAAACTCCAAAGGTTTTTTGATAAGGTGGACAAAATTACATTTCAAGCCGTTAAAATTATGGCGGCTTTTATTCCCCTTTATGTATTGTATCAACTAATTTTTAACACTTAATAAAATGGAAAAAATAAAAGTAAATCAAATGACAAGCCCACGAACAGGCAACCCTATTGCAAACCAGTTCGAAATATATACCGATAAAGGTGTCTATTTTCAGAGTTACCGCTCCATCATAGCGTTTAAACCTTACAACGGCAAAACGCAGTTAGATGAGTATTATTGGGATTTTTCCAACACAACGGCAAAGTATCGCCGTGAGTTTCTTGGCGAAGGTGTTGACGAGACGAGGCACAAAATAAAAGAAGGAGAGTATAAACTTGTAAACCTAAACTGATGGCGAATAAAATACAATTTGAACACCTTTTGAAATATAAAAAAGAACAGAGACAAATGAAAAGATATATAAACTTTAAATACGACAACCAGCCGACCGAAACAATAGACGAGGCGAAAGACTTAACAGAGGCAAATTATTTGCTAAATGAGTATCAAATGAGCGGCGATGGTCGCTATTGGATAAGCAATAAACCAACAAAATGTTGGCTATAAAATAAAAAATAAATAATGTTTTCATTATGTTTTGCCCTCTTCGGAGGGTTTTTTTATACCCTTATTTTTGTATGGGTTTTTTGTTATCTTGTTTTGTCTGAGGATTTTAATTTGTTTGGATGGGTTAAATTGATATTAAATAGGTATGTTTTTCTTCCGTTCTAAGCCCGTTTCTCTCTCCCAACCATACCAACATACCACACAATCCCTAAAGTGGCTTAAAATAGCCCTTAAAATGCGTTTATGAGGGTTTTATTGACTACTCTCCCCGTAATGACACCAGAGTGGATAATATATCCCAACTCTACACATACCTCAATCTCCATCTGCCAACTGAATTCAATACCCTTGTGAATCTAATAGGTATTTCGTATATTTGTATTATGGCAAAGCGTAAGAAAAAAACAATCAATCTACAGAATCACCCAGAATCCTTAAAAGCATTTAGCTGGTGTCTGGAAAGAAACATACGAATCTACCCAATCCCATCTGCCACACAGTATCAAATAGTAATTGATAATGGCGTATCAAAGATAGTTTCGCCCAAACTATACGATAAGACTGAGTGGTCTGATAAAATATGGGAGTTATACAGACATTTTTACAACGAAAATAAAGTTTCAGTATAATACAATGTATAGAAGAGTACAATGTACTGTAATATACAATGTATATATATTATTTTTATACTGTACAATGTACCCTACTGTACAATGTACTATATATAATACAATGTACTCTACTATACTAATGTATTATATATTGTGCCATACAGACAGTTGGGCGAACACTAATAGAAACATAAGTTAATTTAATATGGCGAATAACGTACAAATAGAACTATCCGTTCCAGACGCACTTTCTGACATAACACTCGGTCAGTATCAAAAGTATTTAAAGATACTTGACCAGAACAAAGATGATGATAACGCAGCAGAGTTTATCAATATGAAGACTATTGAGATATTTTGTGATGTTGACTTCAAAGACGTATTGAAGATTCCTTTAGGTGAGGCGGAAAAGGTACTCACAATCATTAACAAGGCGTTTGAAGAGAAACCTGATATTATACGCCACTTCAAACTACTTAACGTAGATATGGGCTTTATACCAAACTTAGAGCGTATATCTCTTGGCGAGTATATTGATGTAGAAAATAACATAGTGGACTGGCAAACAATGCACAAAGCTATGGCAGTGCTGTACAGACCAGTCAACTTTAAGAGTAAAGAGAAATATACGATTGCGCCATACGAACCAAGTGATGAGGTATCTGAACTAATGAAAGAGATGCCACTCGATGTATCTATGAGTTCTATGGTTTTTTTTTACGATTTAGGGATGGAGTTACTGAAAGCTATTCCGACCTTTATACAGAAAAATCTGACGGAGGAACAGACTTATCTGCTCAAGCAAACTTTGGCTCAAAGTGGGGTTGGTATCAATCAATTTACGCACTTGCTGGAGGGGATGTCCTTAAATTCAATGAGGTTACCGAGAGTCCACTCTTCCAATGCCTCACCTACCTAACATTTGAAAAAGAGAAAAACGAATTAGAAGCTATGATGATTAAGAAAGCATATAAACGATGAAAGCATATTACGACTTAGTAGATAAATTAAATACATACCTTGATGGTAGTCCATCTGTCAATACCGTTACATTTGGCGATATATTTAAAGTGGACTTGTCTAAGCAAACTATATTTCCATTGGCGCACGTTAACATACAGAACGTAACTTTCTCTGAGCACATAATGACGTTCTCTTTGCAAGTGATTTGTATGGATATCGTAAACGAGAGTAAAGATGATAAGTTAGCTGCTACCTCCACGCCATACAGAGGATTAGATAACAAGCACGATGTATTTAACACTCAGCTTACAGTAATCAATGGATTGCAATCGTCTTTGCGTAGAGGCGACTTATATACCGACAAATACCAACTTGTGTCTGACGCAACTGCCACTCAGTTTGAAGATAGGTTTGATAATCTACTGGCTGGTTGGAGTATGGATTTAGTTATAGAGACCGCCAATACGGATATGCAGCTTATTAACGCAACAGGAGACGCTTGTAGATAATGGATATAGAACTTAAAAATACTAAAGCATATTTAGAGGGGTTCGCAAATAATGAACTCATCAGATATTTCCTTGATTCTTACGTTAAATCAAGACCAAGAGCCTCTGGTATAAATGCAAAAGTAGAGGCATCTGGTAGAGGCGGTGAGTCTTTAGAGGTAAAAGCTGAGGGTGATTCTATAAATTTATATGGTGCACAATATCTAAAGTATGTTGACGAAGGAACTGGAAAGTTTCAGCCTAATATATCAGCGCTTAAAAGATGGATAACAGAGAAACCAGTAAATCTTGATGGCGTAAAAGGGAAAACACTTGAATCGAAGGTAAATACACTTGCTTTCTTGATAGGTAGGAGCATAAGTATTAAGGGTATCGCACCAGCTAATTTTATAACAGAAATAGTTGAACGTGCTCTTCCAGAAATAGCTGACGGAATAACAGAACATCTTACGGATGATGTTTTAGAGAACTTAGATACAGTTATGCTTGATTTAGGTTATATTAAAAAGGGAAACACTTACGAACTAAAGAAATAGAATGGCACAAATAATCAATACAAGGAGTCCGTTTTACATAAAAGTGTCAGATAGTTCACTTGCAACTGCTACACTTAAGCTATACATATATGATGGCTCAAAAAATACAGGGAGTCCTAACGATGCGGATTTAAAATACACTATAACTAAATCAGAGCTTGAAAACAACGACTATGTTGTATTTGAGATATCAGAGCTTATAAGAGATTATATTGACGTAAAATATGATGGAGAGTATGATAGCTATTGCGTATGGGTGATGTTTGATATCGATGTTACAAGTGGAAGTGGTGATGAGATTTTTGAATGGACATCAACGCCACCTGACCTACAAAATACATTGGCAGCATCGGGTACTGCAACAGGAACATCAACAAACAAACTTATAGATAGTTCTGCCTCATTTACATCAACAGTTCAAGTTGGAGATATTGCTGTAGAAGACCAAAGTGGGTATGTTACTACTGTAACTTCTGTTGATTCAAATACTCAATTGACATTAGACGATAATATATATCAGTCAGGCTCTGGGTATTTTATATACAGGAGGTCATACCTTAATATGATAGCAACAGAAGGGTATGGCTACTTTGAAGAGGGTGTAAATCCTGAACCAAGCCGCACACTACTTCAGTCAAACAAGATAATTTATCGACCAAGTGATTACAATGTAAATATACCAATCTTTGCGGAAGACACAACTTCGGTTACTTATTTTTATAATAACATAGAAATTAGAACAGACACTATATCTGATGACGATAACACCAATCAAAAGATTCAATACATATACTCTTATGTAAATTCAGACACAGATACATATCAAGAGAGGGTTTTGAATGATGGAGGAACACTTGAAGAATCAGTATGCTTGGATAGATTTCTTAGAAATGTAGAAACGAGTCCAGTAGATAAAATAATAATAAATTCAAGCGGCTCGCCTGAAGTTGTAGAAATAAGAACGCTCGATTGCTCTATATACGACCCAATCAAAGTCACCTTTGTAAATAAATATGGCGCACTACAGGATTTGTGGTTTGACAAGAAAAGTATGAATTCAATAAACGTGCAGTCAAACGATTACAAGGCTTCTGTAATGGATTTCTCTTCTACGCCAACATATGATACCTCCGCACACCAGAATAGAGTATTAGATTTAGTAGGTAAAGAAAGTATCACAATGAACACTGGTTATATAGATGAAGAGTACAATGAAGTGTTCAGGCAACTTATGCTATCAGAGCAAGTTTGGATGACAAAATTAACTGACACCGAAGAGGTATTCCCTTTACGCCCAAAAACACAATCGTTACAATTCAAAACCAGAACTAACGACAAGCTCGTAAACTATACAGTAGAATTTGACTTTGCGTTTGATAAGATAAACACTATTCGATAATGAATAAGGTTATACTATATATAAAGCCCATTGTAATAGAAGATGGCGACCAAGTTGAAAGTGATTTCCAGCAAGTGGACTTGTTTGAGGATGAGACAATATCTGTTACATCTAAGATACAAGATATTCGTGACATATCTAAAGTATTTACCGACTTCTCTCAGTCATTCACTCTACCTGCTTCTAAAAAGAACAATAAGATATTTAAGCATTTTTATAATTACTTTATATCTGAGGGCGCATTTGATGCTCGAAAGAAAGTTGAAGCTGTATTAGAAATAAATTACATACCCTTCAGAAGAGGTAAGGTATTTCTGAATGGCGTAAAAATGAAGAACAATAAGCCGTACGCATATAATATAACATTCTTTGGCAATACAGTTTCATTAACTGATTTATTTGGAGATGATGAACTTAGTCAATTAGATTTAAGTGCTTATGACCATCCATATGGCGCATCTGATGTCCAGACTGGATTGACTACTGGATTTCATTCTCAGTCAATCATATACCCCCTTATAACTCATACTCAGAGGTTGTATTATAATTCAGACACAAGTCACGACAATACTACTCTTGATGGAGATTTGGCTTATCACTCAAACAACTCCCACAACATAAAAGTCGCACTCAGATATGACCAATTAAAACCAGCACTGAAAGTAAAAGACATAATATCAGCAATAGAAACAAGATACGGAATAGACTTCGTTGATTCTGATTTTATATCTACTACGCCTATGGATAATCTATATATGTGGCTTAGTAAAGAGAAAGGTAGACTTGGAGGTGCAACAGGTCAAGAGCAAACAAAAACTTTGGGTAGTTGGTCAAAAACTTCAGGTTTAGCTATGGTTACAATATCATCTGACGGAACAGAGCTTACATATGGAGGTTTGAATGTAGGTGGATTGTTGTTTGATTTCGAGTATGACTTAACAATAACCCCTTCGAGTGGATTTGAAAGTATAAAATATGATATTGACTTTTATAAAGATGGTACTTTAAATTCAACAAGAAGCAATAATTCTGGAACTAATGACTTCTCTTTTGGTGGAGGAGACGGAAGTGATTTTGAGGATATTCCAGTTAAGTTTGTTCTTAGGTCAGAAGGCGCTATGACATTTACACCTACACTTGTGATTCGTGTATCAGAGTTTAGACCAGAGAGAGACCCACAAATTGTTACTTATTCAGGCAGTTATACTTGTGGCTCTATATCCTCTATAGGGCAAATCTTAGTTTCAACTCAAGTGCCTAAAATAAAGGTGTCTGATTTTATATCAGGGTTTCTTAAATTATTTAACCTGACAGTTTACTACATAGATGATGAGAATGATGCTAATTACGGTAAAATTAGAATGATACCTCTTGACGATTTCTATGATGATAACCCAAAGATATTTGATATAACAAAATATGTTGATTCATCAGAGCACGATGTAGAATCTACTATACCATTTAGTGAGATTGACTTTGAATACGAGAAGCCAAAGACACTTCTTATGAAGCAACACGAAGAAACATTTGGACACATCTTTGGTGACGAAGAGTTTAAACCAGATGATGTAGATAGAGGTAAACCTTACAAAGTTAAAGTTCCGTTTGAGCACTTAAAGTATGAAAGATTATTTGATGAAGATGATAATTCAAAAACTAATATTCAGTGGGGTTATTCTGCTGGAGATAACTTTAAACCATTAGAAGAAGATGATGAAGCTCAAGGTCAACCTTCTGCTAATTATGACCCTGTTCTTACAAAACCAGTTTTATTTTACGGATTACTCACAGGCACAGGTAGCACTTATAAAATAAATTATCAAACATCAAGTAGTACACACGATGATTTAACTAATTACTGGAGACCTTCAAATACTAATGAAAGGGGTTATGATGTTAATGAACCACTATATTCAAGTACAAACTTGAATTCAACAGCAGATAGGGTTGAGCAAAGTAATCTTGGTAGTGCTGCCAATGTTGGTGATTACGTTTTTAATGTAACAGAGTCACAAACAACAAGAGTGATAGCGATAATATCAAGTGATATTATACAAGTTGCTGACTCTATATTTAGCTCTGGCGATTCATTTAAGTTATATAGAATACCAGAATACACACTTAACTTTGATAACGAAGTTGACGAGTGGACTTTAACTGATTACGGTGGAAACACAAACTCAATCTTTAAGAATTTCTATCAAACATACATAGAAGATGCCTTCAATGCAAAGAAACGTATATTTAAGCTAACAGCACATTTACCCAATAGTGTGTTACTTAATTATAAGCTAAACGATAGATTTCAGATTGGCGACAAAGTATTTACAATAAATTCAATAGACACCAACCTAAAAACAGGTGAGTCTAAATTAGAACTACTGAACGTATTATGATAAAAGATATTATAGATTTATTGCAGCTTTCTGATTGGTATGGCGTATCTCATAACGTAGATATCGCCAAAGGAATGTATAAAGCACCGAGAAATTGGGAAGAAACTAAAGAAGTGTTAGAGAGAGTAAGAAATTCAAAATCATACAGAAATGGCTAAACAAGACATCATAATATCTATACAGCTCAAAGGAGCTGAAGGCGCGAGTAAGTCAACAGACCAATTATCTAAGGCTACAAAGAAATTATCTGATTTACAGAGGCAAGAAGCTATTGAACTTGAGAAGGTAAATCAGCAGATAAAGATACAAAAAGAGTTGAATGTCGCTGCTGCAAAATCATCTTTAGGTTTAGCTCAATCTACCAAATCTACGTCAGAAGCTTTTAAAGCATCAAAAACGCAGGCTGGTCTTAATAATGCAATCTTACTTGAATCTGGTAGGTTAGCCTCTGATGCAAGTTATGGCTTTACAGCTATGGCTAACAACTTATCTCAATTAGTAAGTTTATTTGGCAGCTTCGTTAAAACGGCAGGTGGTGTAGGAGCTTCATTCAGGCAATTAGGTAAATCCCTTTTAGGTACTGGTGGGGTTTTACTTGGAGTTCAATTATTAATTGGTGCTTTACAGTCTCCGAGATTCAGGGAGTTCATAAGTGAACTTAATGGTATTTCGAGAGCTATGAGATTATTAAAGGAGTCAACAGAAGAGGCTACAGATGTATTTGGAAAACAAATAGGTTTTTTGCGTACAATGGAAACTCTATTGAATGATACTACAGTTAGCAATAGACAAAAAGAAATCATATTAAAAAGAGTAAAGAAGGAGCACGAAGACTTAAATCCACTTTTAGATGAAGAGGGTAAATTAACTAAAGAATCTACTTCAGCACTTGAAGATTACCTTGTTTTACTTGAAAGAAAAGCAAGGTCTCAAAGTTTATTGAATGCTATTGAAGAAGAATATGTTAAACTTCAATTACTTCAAGATTCTGCTGCAAGTGACAATGTTTCTGTTGTTGAGGTTCTGATAGATAAATTTAAAGCTCTTGCAAAAGGTCAATCAGCACTTTCTGTTACATCAGATTTAGTTGTAAAAGGGGAAGAAAACAAGCAGGAAGAAATAGATAAAACGAAAGATACAATATCCGAATTGACAGAAGAGCTGAAGAAGCTCGGTATCTTTATGGATAAAGATAGGAAAAAGGGGTACGGAAGAAGAGAAAGGGAGTTTAGGCAACATCTTCTTGATTTGAATAGATTAGAAGAAAGTTATAGACAAAGAGCTGTAGACACTCAGATGATGACTGCTGAAGAAATCATTGATGAAGAGGAGAAAAATGCTAAAGCAGAGCTCAAAATAAGAGTTGATTCTTTTAAAGCCAAACAGCTATTAAGATTAAATGAGTTTTTAGAAACTACTGAAGATGCAGATAAAAGAAAGAAGGCTAATGATGAGTACAATGAATCCATAAGATTAGCTGACGAGGAGAGTCGTCAGGTTACGATTGAGCTTGAGAATTCCTTTAACACAAAAAGAACTCAGTTAATAAGAAAGCGAACTGAAGATGACGCTAAAGAGCAGGAACGTGCAGACGATATATTAAAGCAATATCTTGATGGTAGAATAGAAACTCAAAAGACATTTGAAGAGGAAAGTAATGAGCTTTATTACAATGCTAATGAGAATCGTATTCAACAGGATATGGATTTTATCGCCAAGAGAATTGAACTTGAGACTGATGATGTAGCTCTTAGAGCTGAATTGCAAACCCAATTCTACGCTCTTCAGGATGAACTAAGACAAAATGACTTAGAAAGAGAATTGTCTGCTATAGAGGCTAAGAAGAATGTTAATATGGAGTATGTCGGGTTCGCTGAACAGACAGGCTCTTTACTTGAGAAGTTAGGTAATCGTTCTAAAGCACTTGCTAATGTGGCGTTAGCTGTAGAAAAAGGTGCTGCGATAGCAAAAGTTATCGTTAGTGCTCAATCATCCATCGCTGCAAAAACTGCGTCAGCAAATGCGATACCTGCATTTTTACCGCCATTTGGAACACCTAACCCATCATTCTTAGTGGCTCAAGCAGAAGCTAAAGCATCTAACACAAGAACTAAAATTAGTGCAGCTTTATCTATTGCAAATATATTAGCAACTTTGATAGGTAAAAAGGGAGCGCCTAAAGACACTTCTGGTGGAGGTAGAGCAGGAGGTTCTGTGTCAATTCAAGCGCCAGACTTTAATGTTGTTGGCGCATCTCAGACATCTCAATTGGCACAAGCTGTAACAACTCAGCAAGAGAAACCAGTAAAAGCATTTGTAGTAGGTAAAGATATATCTACACAACAAGAACTTGATAGAAACATAACAAACACCGCATCATTCGGTTAATTTAATAGTATGAGAATTATAGAACTTTTTATAGACGAAGAAGGATTGTTCTCTGGCATAGATGCCATTTCAATAGTAGAGAAACCAGCGATAGAAGAGCATTTTATCGCCCTATCCGAAGAGAAAGAGGTAAAACTTGCTGAAGTAGATAAAGAGAAGAAGATTCTTATGGGTGCAGCACTAATCCCTAATAAGAACATCTACAGACGTAATGGTGAGGATGAATACTACATTTACTTCTCAGAAGACACTGTACGCAAAGCGTCAGAGCTATTTTTGATGCGTGGTAACCAAAATAAAAGCACTTTAGAGCACCAAGCAGAGCTTAACGGCTTGTCTGTGGTAGAATCGTGGATTGTAGAGGATAAAGTGCACGACAAGAGCCGTAAATATGGTTTAGATATGCCTGTAGGTACTTGGATGGTATCTATGAAGGTCAATAATGAGGAAGTTTGGGATGATTATGTTAAATCTGGCAAAGTAAAAGGCTTCTCTATTGAAGGTTACTTCACCGATGAGGTTGCTATGTCTCAAATAGAGCAACTTGAAGAGGAAAACGAAGCTAAACAGATACTTTTAGAGGTTGCTAACGTAATTCTTGGCGATAAATACGAATTAGCTACATACGGAGACTATGGAAGTGGCGTTAGAAACAATGCAAAGCGTGGTATTGAACTAAATAAGAAGGTAAATAATAAGTGCGCCACCTCTGTGGGGAAAATTCGTGCACAGCAGCTCAGTAGGGGTGAAAAACTCAGTGTGTCCACGATAAAGAGGATGTATTCTTACTTATCAAGAGCTGCCGAATACTATAACCCAAGTGATTCTAAGGCTTGTGGTACAATCTCATACCTTTTATGGGGTGGTAAGGCAGGATTGTCTTGGAGTAGGTCTAAACTGCGCCAATTAGGTGAATTAGACCTGAATTGCGACTGTCACGAGCTATCTGAGGAGCTCGAGCTTGGTTTGTATGATAAAACATACAAAGATTACCCGTCTGCTGCAAGAAAGAACGCCAGAAAGGCTCTTGCGTACTATGATAGCAACAAGCCGAGATGCGGAACGCCTCAAGCGTGGCAATTCGCCAAACTATTAGCTGATGGTAAGCCATTGTCTCGTTGTTTAATATCAGAGATGGCATCTTACAATAGATTTGAGAAAAAGAAAGACGAACCATACAATAAAGGCTGTGGTGGTCTTCTATGGGATGCTTGGGGAGGCGAAGCAGGAATCCGTTGGGCAGAAACTAAACTTGACGAGATAAATTCACAAGAATCTAAAACTGATTTAGCTAAGTATGATGACAAAGGAAGAATTGTTAGAAGCCCGAAAGCACCAAATTCCGATACTAAAAATCCTTCTCCAAAGAGAGGTAGCAAACGCAATCCAAAAGGAGCTGCTGGGAAAGGAAGGGGAGTATCTGTTCCAGCCAGAGTGTTAAAGTCGTTACAGAAAAAGGCAGGTGACTTCAACGAGAAGTATAAATCTAAACTCGGTTACGGAACTACTGTAGGTCAGCTCAAGTCTGTATATCAGCGTGGTGTTGGCGCATTTCAAACATCACATAGTCCTATGGTAAAGTCTGCTGAGCAGTGGGGTCAAGCGAGAGTAAATGCTTATATATACCTGCTGAAGAACGGAAGACCTCAAAACGCCAAATACACAACAGATTATGACCTATTACCAAAGAAACACCCTAAATCAAGTAAGAAATGAAAAAAGCATTTGAAACGCCAAGCACAACTTCTCCACGCAATTCAAGACGTGGTTGTTTATGCAAAGATGGAAAGAGATATTCTCGAAAATGCTGCGATGGAACATTGAGAGCTCAAGGTATTGGGAAAATCTAACAGAGGAATTATTATTAGTTATTATTATATACTTTAAAGTTAAATTTTATTATGGAAGGTAAAGCAACTCTTATTTTAAAAGACATTATGCAGAAACTTTCTATGATTAATTCTGAAGAGGTAAAACAAGAAGTAGATAACGTAGAAGTTGCTGCCGAAGAAGTTACTCCCGAAGTTGAGGTCAAGGAAGAAGTTGCGTTGTCTGAACAAAACGAAGAAGTAGTCGAAGAGGCTACTGAACTATCTGATGAAGTTTCCGAAGAATTAGCTGAAGAGGATGAGCAAGAAGCTACTGAATCTGAAGAGGAGTCTGAAGAAGAAGAATTGGAAGAAGACAAATATGTTTCTCGTGATGAATTTGACAGTAAAATCTCTCAGCTCAAAGATATGATTGAGTCTATGAAGGGTGATATGTCAAAAGAAAGAGAATCTTACGAACAAGAAAAGTCTGAGTTAAGTGCACAGATTGAGAAACTATCTGCTGAACCAGCAGTTGAGCCAATCAACCACGCACCTAACCAAGAAGACGAAAAGAAAGATGTATTACGTTATTCAACAAATCGTAATGCTTCTACTATTGACAATGTATTTTCTAAATTAATATAAATAAAAATGAGCACACAACAAGTAAACTTAACTGGCTCTGTTGCCAGTATCACTTCAACTTACGCTGGTGAGTTTGCAGGGAAATATATTTCTGCTGCTCTACTAAGTGGTAAGACATTGGCTGATGGTTCTATTACTATCAAGCCAAACGTAAAGTTCAAAGAAGTTGTAAAGAAAATCGCCTCTACAGACATTATTGCTAATGCTGGATGTGACTTCTCTGCTACTTCAAGTGCACTTACGCTTACTGAAAGAATTCTTCAACCAGAAGAGTTCCAAGTAAACCTCGAACTATGTAAAAAAGATTTCCGCACAGATTGGGAAGCTGTACAAATGGGATATTCTGCATTTGATAACTTGCCTCCTAAATTCTCTGACTTTGTATTAGGTCACGTTGCTGCTAAAGTAGCTGAGAAAACTGAGCAAAACATCTGGGGTGGAGTTGACGGTAACGCAGGTGAATTTGACGGTTTCACAGTTCTTATGGCTGCTGATTCTGATGTAAATGACGCTGCTAACGGTTCTGAAACTTCATACACATCTACTAACATCATTTCATTGTTAGGAAATGTTGTAGATTCAGTTCCTTCTGCTGTTTACGGAAAAGAGGATTTAACTATCTATGTACCTACTGTAGCCCTTCAGGCTTATGTTCGTGCGCTTGGTGGATTTGGAGCTTCTGGTCTTGGTGCTGCTGGTACTGGAGACAGAGGAACACAATGGTATAATATGGGTAACGCTCTTTCTTTTGAAGGTATCAAGATTCAGCACGCGCCTGGTATGCCATCTGACCACATCGTTGCAGGTGAGGCTTCTAACTTGACATTTGGTACTGGTCTATTATCTGACCACAACGAAGTTAAGTTGATAGATATGGCGGACATTGACGGGAGTCAGAATGTTCGTGTGATAATGCGTTTTACCTCTGGTGTCCAATACGGAATCGGTGGTGACCTCGTGTTACAGACTCTTGCTTAATAATTAATCGTCTAATATGGGGGTGCTAAACCCACCCCCTTTTTAATACTTATAATATGGCTTGTGATTTAACTGGCGGAAGATTAAGACCTTGTAAAGATGCCGTAGGTGGTATTAAGAAAATTCACTTTGCAGACTTCGGTGATTTAGGAACGCTAACTTTTGGTAGCAGTGACGAAATTACTGATATGACAGGAACTTTCACTTATCACACTTACGATGTCAAAGGTAACTCTTCCCTTGAAACTAACATTACGTCTTCTCTTGAGAACGGAACTACATTCTTTGAGCAAGTCGTAAACCTCACTTTATTCAAGCTAACTAAAGAGGACAACAAAGAATTGAAACTAATGGCGTATGGTCGCCCTCACGTTATTGTTCAAACATTTGATGATAAGTTCTTATTAGTTGGTGCTGAAAATGGTGCTGATGTTACTGGTGGTACTGCCGTTACTGGTACTGCTATGGGTGATTTAAACGGATATACACTTACACTAACTGCTAACGAGCTTCGTATGCCTTCATTTATTGATGGCGGAACTGACGCTGACCCATTCGCAGGTATGTCAAGTGCTACAGCTACAGAATCTACTCAAAGAGACCCTTCATAAATTCAATAGGGTTATGAATCTAATAGGGGGTGTTTTCATCCCCTATTTTTTTATGTAATGAAAACAAAATATTGTATTTTTGTTACTTTGGTATGCACATATTAAGTACATCAACTGACGCACAAGAGTTAAAGATAGTTCCTCGTTCTGATGCGAGTGCGCCAACTCTTGAGCTTACTGACAAAAGTAAGAACACTACTACTACTGTAAGTGTATCTAAGACCTCCTCAGACCCATTTATGACGCTCTCTGGTAGCTTTTCTCTTGTTGAGGATAGATTCTATTCATTTGAGGTAAAAGATGGCTCTAACGTGATTTATAAAGGTCTTATATTCTGTACTAATCAAACTGACTATGATAAGTTTGACGTACATAAAGATGATTATGTAGTTGAAGACAGCTACGACAATGAATTTGTTATATTATGAGTCGCAAAGTAAAAAGAAATAATAATCGCCCAATGCCACAGGTAAAAGATGGTAAGATACACATTGTGAATCTTGAGTCTTATTCAAGACCTGACATAAAGGAATATAAGAATCAGGATTGGATATCGTATGGCGATGACAACAACTACTTCGAGTACCTTATAGATAGGTATAATGGTTCGCCAACAAATAACGCTGCGATTAACGGTATTGCAGAAATGATTTACGGCAAAGGATTAGACGCTACAGATAGTGAAGAAAAGAAAGAACAGTACGATGAGATGAAAGAACTTCTCACTAAGGACTGTATGAAGAAGATATGCTACGACTACAAAATGATGGGTCAAGCTGCACTTCAAGTTATATACACTAAAGACAGAAAGAAGATTGCTACTGTAGAGCACATCCCTGTAGAGACACTTAGAGCTGAGAAATGCAATTCAAAAGGGGAGATAGTTGCTTACTACTACAGTTCTGATTGGGAGAATGTAAACAACAGAACTAAGCTAAAGAGAATACCTGCATTTGGCTATTCTAATGCGCCACTTGAGATACTGTACATCAAGCCATACAGAGCTGGTTACAAATATTATTCGCCAGTAGATTATCAGGGTGGCTTACAATATGCAGAGCTTGAAGAAGAAGTGGCAAACTATCATATCAATAACATACAGAATGGTCTTGCACCTTCTATGCTTATTAACTTCAATAACGGTGTTCCGCCAGATGAGCAACGTGATATGATTGAAAGAAGTATTATAGATAAGTTTAGCGGTAGTTCTAACGCAGGTCGCTTTATCTTGGCGTTTAATGACTCGAAGGAGCTTGCAGCTACAATAGAGCCAGTACAGTTATCTGACGCTCACCAGCAGTATCAATTCTTGTCTGATGAGTCTATGCGTAAAGTTATGGTATCTCACCGAATCGTATCACCTATGCTTGTCGGTATCAAAGATACAACTGGTCTTGGTAATAACGCTGAAGAGCTACAGACAGCATCAGTTCTTATGGACAATACTGTTATTCGCCCTATGCAAGTAACAATCTTAGATGAGCTTGAGAAAGTTCTTTCTTATAACGGAATTGATTTAGATATATACTTCAAAACATTACAGCCTCTTGAGTTTACTGATTTAACAAATGCTATTTCAGAGAGTGAAGTAGAGAAAGAGACTGGCGTAAAGAAAGACCAAGTTGAAGAAGAAACTAAAATAGAAACAGAGGAGTAATATGGCAACTGCATTATTCATAAAAAGAGCTGACCTTGTAAAGAACACTGCATTGAATGCTAATGTGGACACTGACAAGTTCATACAGTTTATTAAGATAGCTCAAGAGATTCACGTTAGAAATTATATGGGTACTGACTTGTATGATAAGATAAGTGCAGATATTATTGCAGGTACTCTTTCTGGAGACTATTTAGATTTAGTAAACGATTACATACAGCCTATGCTTATTCACTACGCTATGACTGAATATCTTCCGTTTGCTGCATACTCCATCTCTAATGGTGGCGTATTTAAGCATAGCTCGGAGAATAGTACAATAGCGAATAAAGAAGAGGTTGATTTGTTAATTAGTAAGGAAAGAGACTATGCTGAGTATTACACTCAACGATTTATAGACTATATGAGTTATAATGCTGACAGTAAGTTTCCAGAATATTACACAAATAATAATGAGGACATTCACCCAGATAAAGACAGTTTATTTCACGGATGGGTACTATAAGCAAGTATAAACCAAAAAAGGAGAACATAATTAAGTTAAAGAAATATTTAGATGCCAAACGAAATATATCACAGAAGCAATTGGGGAGAAAGTAAAGCAGAGGGCTTTGGCGATGTGTACTATGACCACGCAGCGACCAATAAGTTATATAATCACTCTGACTATTACGAGAACTCAGATGGCACAGATGCGACCTTAAAAGACTTAAACAATAAAGCAAGTATAGTCTTAACACCTACTGCATATTCAGATGGTAGCTTAAATACTGT